GTATATTTGACTCCTATATCTTTGAGAGTATGTGCCAAGGTAGAGTGATTAAACCAATATGCGTTATTAGACACCCCCATTCCATTGTCATCTCCATAAGTCATCAATTTAACATTATCTCGAAAAGATACAATCTCTTTTCTAGGATTCAACTTATAATAGCAATAACGCATATACATGCAATTAATTATACCATTAAGAGTCACAGTTAAAGCCTGACCACTAGGATTAATTCCATAAAACTGCACTAAATCACCATGATACTCAACCATAGGAAAAGTAACATCTTGGGCTATTGAATAAATAGCTCGCACGTGATCATCACTAGCACCACAAGCTCTATGGAATTTTGCAATTAAATCGAAAGCTGCTAACATGAAATTAGATCTCATGCTAGTATCAAAACCAGCAAAATCACCGAATATACAATTATTTTCTCCAAATGTTGTAAAATATTCGAATAAACCTTGCCAGTCTTCACTTTGCGTTTCTATACCAGGCGCTCCCTCAAAAATGTATCGATTCATCTGAGCAACACGAATAAATGAGAGCAATGCAGATCTCATCATTAATGTGAAGTCAACTGGAGCTCCCATGAAAACACGAACTTTACCACTATTAATCTTTCGTAGTGGTAGAGCTTCATCCTTTAATGAAGCTCGGAAAACTGGATAGTTCCTTTGACCATTAATAGCACGAGTACAACACTCATCAAATTTCTTTTCAATCTCTTTAAAGAATTTAACTGGGTGTTGGTGAATTTCATTAGGTTGTAGCTCATCCATGAATAACCGCTTCTGTTTGTTATAAGGGAATCCCATGGATGAATTTTTATTGATTGAATCAATAAATCTCCGCCCTGGTACACCATTTACTACAGTATCTAGTGGTAGAACTTGTATTTCATCCTTACTAGCATTCGGGACTAAATCACACCATTCTTTTAACATTTGTGATGTGATTGTATCCAAAATTTCAGAATCCACATAACAATCAGCAGAAACCAACTGCTGAAGATTTAGTTTCCAAGGAACATCAGTTGTTAGATTTGGTTCGAAATAATCTTGATCATAACCAAGTTGACGAATATCGTTAAACATAATATGCTTATCAACGTGAGTTCGTCTTAGAGTCTTAGATGCTATATTACCATACACATCTATACACCCATTATTTATAGAACGTAACACAGAGCTAGCTTTAATAGCACCTAATTTGATACCCTCTCCCCATTGAGGATCAGCCGCTGATATCTCCATACTACAGTTAATACTGTTAATAAATTCAAAATCAATGGCCATAGCATTAGCTATGTTTTTCTCTCTATCGTAGGATTGATGCATGCCTAATATCTGTACTCCTAATGGAGAACATCTATATAGCATCATTCCACAATCCCCAGGGTGAGTTACAATTCCAGGCGACCACCATTGCCCTTGCACTGTGCCAACCTTAACTAGTTTCACATTATCTACAAAATATGTAAACATCGTCTTGCGAACTAGTTCTTTCTTATCTTTAGTTATAGTCAAATATTCTGCAGTGTCGGGTATACTTCTACATTTAGATCGTATGAAATACTGGCGTATATCCTTGCCACATGGTAGACACCTAAATCTACACACAACCAGATCCTTTTCAGGATATCGTTCAAGGTCACTCTCAGTGATAATAAATTCAAAACCATCCATAAAACTACTCTTAGGAGTTCCTTTTACGATACGACACTTCCGAGAGCCATATATACGTGGTATACAATGGTTGGGTAGTAAATACACTACACCAACTAAATTGATTCCATAGCACACAGTTCTCGATGCATCATAGAATAAAAAGCTTGCTGTTGATTGAATTAGCTTTGAACGTATCTTCTCCTCAGATTGACCTTTTAAAGCCAAACTCTGCGATGAGGAATCCAAGGTTGAAGGTATTATTTCATCACGTTTCCAAATAGATTCGGGCTCTCCTAATGATGGAGGAGTTTTTGCTCCCTGAGTTAAAATATTACCTTGAATCTCCCTCTTGTCTTGAGAGAACTCTCTAGATTTAACTTTATATAAGAACACTAAAGATGTTATCATTCCGACAATAGTTAACCCAACGGTGGTTAACACAGGTATATTCTCCTTTTCCATGCAATAAGATCGTATCCCTTGCTGGTATTTGCGTAACCTACGACATATGTAGCTAAAACACAAGTATAGTTGGATCTCAACCCAGATATCACGGTACATACTAAAATCAAATAAGAAAATGAGAAATTGAAAAAACCAGAACAAAGAATTTTGAACACAAATAGGTAATTCTCGTTTAATCTCACTAACACCAACTTGCATATCAATGCATGAACACATATAACCAGGTAGGTTACAAGTATCACAGTATGGTATAGTGGGAAAAGATTTGAATAAATTAGTCACCTTTTGTTGGTGAACTCTGTGTTCAGTAGAAGATTGTGTGATATAATTCAACATTTCTTTCATATTCATTTCTTTATGTTCCTCATCCAATTGTAACCGAACACTCTTTGGTGGTAAATTTCCATTCACACCAGCGCAATTCGTAGGTATTGGATGATAGACATCAAAAATCCAATTATCATCATAGGTACCCTCATTCATTAATGCCTTTTTTGTATCTAATGAGATATTATCTTGCATGTTGTTTGAATCCACCGCTTCACTTCGTATCACATCTTTTTTTGGTGTGACACGTATGTGTATCGGGACTCTTCGAGCAGCAGCGAAAGGATAATTAAAATAATTATCCACATTCATCAAAGGCACATTAGTCGTTAACATAACCAGTTCACATAAAAAAGGCGTTTTTCCTTTATCTTCTATAGCAGCTTGATCTGGCATAAAAGGCATATTATTT